GATAGGGACGAAGATTTACTTAACAAAGTAGAAGACGAGTTGAGCAAACTGCATTGGTTTAGTAGTGATTTATTAAGGCTTTATGCTATTAACCATAACTGCAACGCAAAGGAATTAAGCAGGGTAACCGGCATACCTTATATGACAATCCACAGGGTATTAAAATTAACTAAGCGTGAACTTAAAAAACAATTACGAAAATGATAATTATAGCAGCGATATGCTTTGCAATATTCTTTGTAGAGATACACCAGTTTCACAAAAAATGGTATTTAGATTTTAAGCCGTTTAGCTGCACAAGTTGTTTAAGTGCTTGGGTAGGACTTGCTTTGTTTATCTTACCTGAAATAGTAACAAACATTTTTGCGGTTGTATTTATACCGGGAGTACTTGCACCAATTATAACTAAATTAATGTGGAATTTATGGAAATAGAACATAGCCAATACTTAGACCTGCATAGACCTAATTATGAAATGGTACAAAACGGATATGTGCGCAATATAGATTTAGACATACTAAAAATGTACGAGCATATTTACCGAAAGTATATGAGTCCAGATTTCATATTAACAGTATGGTGCAGTCATTGTATTTTTGATATGATTAAAAGGCTTTACGAATGGTACGATTTACAACCTAAAAAATAAAAAGAATGGCAAACTTTATCCACCCCACCGCTATCATTGGCGACAACGTAATTATCGGAGATGGCAACTACATCGGTCCTTATTGTATTATAGGCGACAAAGCAGAACACAAGAAGTTTTGGAATGTAGAAAAAGGCAAAGTATATATCGGAGATAACAATATTATCACAGGACTTGTAACTATTGATGCAGGTACAGAGATTGATACCTTTATTGGCAATAATTGTTTTATAATGAAACACGCACATATCGGACACGATTGCACAATCTTAGACAATGTAACAATAAGCTGCGGTGCTAAGATAGGAGGTCACTCTATTGTAGAAAATGGTGCTAATATAGGACTTAACGCAGTTCTACATCAATTTGCAAACATTGGCGAAAATTGTATGATAGGTGCAAGTGCTTTTGTTAAAGGCGATGCAAAAGCAAATACAAAGTATGCAGGTGTACCGGCAAGGGAAATAGGCTCAAATATAAGATAATGAAAGTAGCAATCTTATTACTGGCACAAAACCGACACGATCTAACTCAGCGTGTAATTAACCAAAACTTTTTTAACTCAGGTTATGACGCAGATTGTTTTTTAATAGACAATGGCAGCGACACGCACGAAACGTTTAACTATCCTTTTGCCGGTTACGACTTGTCAAAACAAAAGCGAGGCATAGCAGCCGGAGTTAATGCAGGTTTAAGAATGACCGAAGATTACGATGCAGTTTGTTTGTTAGCTAATGATATATTATTACCAACCAATTGGCTGCAAAATTGGGTTATGTTTTCTAAACGTGTGTCAAAAACAGGCATTATTGGTATACATTGTGTAGAGGACTTGCCACCCATTGTAGACGGAGTACATAAAACGCATACACCTTTTGGCGATAACTTTATTACTCGGGAACTTATAGACAAGGTTGGCGGTTACAATGAAGCGTATGACCCTTACGGAATGCAAGACAGAGATTACGGGGAACGTGCAACCATTACTGGCTTTACTAACTACTACCTACCAGATATGAGGTCGGAGCATATAGGACACGATGTCGGAAACGGAACGGAGTATCGTAGAATGAAGGACGAAAGTTTAGCAAGGGCGCAAAGCATATGGGAAAAATACCAAGACATTTACCACAACCAAAACAATATAAGATGCGAATACTCTGTATAACTTCTGCGAATAGCGGAGTTGGTTTACATAGAATAATGATGCCTATAGTACACTTAGAAAAGGAGTACGCACTTATTACCGATGTACTTAATGACGAGTTATTAGAACAAGGTTGGGATATTGTGCTAATGAATAGAATGCTTAATGAAATAAGCGCAGATCAAATGGACACCTGGAGAACAAAGTACGGGTTTAAATTGGTTGTCGATAACGATGACTATTGGAACTTAGAGCCAAGCCATTTGTTGTATCAACATTATTTTATAAAAAATATAGCAGAGCAGATTATAAGCTATATGCGAATAGCCGACCTTTGCACCTGCACACACGAAAGGTTAGCAGCGGAGATAAGCCAATACAATAAGAACGTTCACATATTACCAAACGCATTACCTTACGGGCAAGAGCAGTTTATGGATAACAAAACCGAAGATAGCCGGGTTAGATTATTTTGGTCGGGTAGTGGAACGCACGAAAGGGACATAGAATTATTAAAGCAACCTTTTAAGCGTCTGCAAGGAATGAATATAAGAACTGTAATAGCAGGTTACAATGACGGGGAGAAACATATTTGGGATAAGATGATTGCAGCGTTTACTTGCGGCTTAAAACTTAACCCTACGATTTATAATTACGCAAGGGTTACAGAATATATGGGTGCTTATACGGATAGCGATATTTCAGTTATCCCTTTAGTAAATAGTAAGTTTAATGCTATGAAGTCAAATCTAAAGGTATTAGAAACGGCTGCTAAAAAGAACCCTGCCATTGTTAGCTATGTCAATCCTTACCTTGATCTACCCGTTCACTATGTAAAAAGCCAAAAGGACTGGTATAAACATATACGAGATTTAGTAAACGACGAGGCTATGCGAAAGGAAAGCGGAGAAAAGCTATTTGAGTTCTGCCAAAAGAAGTATAACTTTGACGAGATAAATTTAGACCGAAAGTATATTTATAGTAAACTATGCCAGTAATACGGCATTTAAAATAATTTGCATAGTTAAATTTTTTAATCAATTAATTAATAACTAACGGAAAATTTAATGGGGAAACTATGCAGAAACACACGCAAATAGGGAGCAGGGATAAAAAAACAAACCTTACTTCCTATTAAGTGTAAAAAACAATAATATGAAACCAATAAAAGATTACGAAAATTTATATTCTATTACAGAAGAAGGTATAGTTTATTCTCATATAAATAAAAAATATCTAAAACCAGTAAAACAACATACAGGTTATGCTACTGCTACTTTATATAAAAATGGCAAAATGAAAGTTTGTAGTATTCATAGGCTTGTAGCAAAAGCTTTTTTAGATAAGCCACAAAATTTAAATACAGTTAACCATAAAGATTTTAATAAATTAAATAATCATATTAGTAATTTAGAATGGTGTACAAATCAATATAATATTAAGCATTCGAGAAGTACAGGTATTTGTAGCGGAGAGAAAAACCCAAATTCAAAATTAAAAGAAACAGAGGTATTAGAAATAAGGTCGAAATATAAAAATGGTAATTATACTTATGCTATGCTATCAAATGAATATGGTGTAGGTAAGGTATATATAGGTCGAATTATTCGCAATAAAGTTTGGAATTTAATATGACAAACCACCTTAAAATCTACTTACAAGGAATGGGCTATGACGCTACATCGTTTGTTCCTTGTGAGGTTTGTGGTGGTGTAGGAGTTGACATACATCACATAGAGGCGAGGGGAATGGGTGGCAATAAGAAGGCAGACGTAATAGAAAACTTGATGTGCTTATGTAGGCAACATCATATAGAGTTTGGAGATAAAAAGCAATATAAAGAATATTTAAAAAATGTACATTATGAATATATGGAAAGACATAATAGGCTATAACGGGAAATATCAAGTAAATATTTTAGGTCAAGTAAGAGTTAAATTATCTGATAAAAGGCTGCGTAGAGGTCAATGGAGAATATTAAAAGGTTCTATATATAGTACAGGATATATTTATTTTAAATTAAATAATGATAAAAGGCATTCTCAACATAGGCTTATAGCTGAACATTTTATACCTAACCCTGAAAATAAACCACAAGTAAATCATATTAACGGCATTAAAAACGATAATAGAATTGAAAATCTGGAATGGGTTACTTCCAAAGAAAACTATAAACACGCAGAGTCAATAGGACTACTTGATAATGCAAGAATTGAACAAGGTAAAAAATTAGCAATTATCAGATGCAAACAGACTATTGATTTATATACTGGCATAGTTTATGATAGCTTAAAAGATGCTTGTTATAGATTAAATTTAAACGTTAATACGCAAAGAGTTAGAATGTTTAATAAAAATAATACAAGATTAATGTATATATAATTTAAAGAATTATGGCAAAGGTTAAAGAGAATAGTAGTAAAATTTCATTCGGGAAACGCAAAAGAGGCTCTGCAAAGAAGTCCTTTAACAAGCATACACCCAGAGAAAAAGCTTATAGAGGTCAAGGCAGATGAGAAAACTAAACGCACTTTGGTTATTGCTTACCCATAAAGCTTACTTTGTAGCCGTATGTAAGAAGGGTACGCAAGGCGATGATATGACAACAATCGGACACTACACCTATGCTATGGCAGAAACTTTAATCAATAAGCACATAAAAGACGTAGATACTTACTTAGATCAAGAAGATGCTTTAGACGAAGCAAACGATATAATAAACGGGATATTATGATTTTATTATCAAGCCAAGTAGAGAGCATAGCCTCACGCAAAGACAAGACAATAAAGCTAACCTTAGCAACCCAGGAACTAAGCCCAAAGGACGCAGCTAACTTGTTTCAGCTTAACCAACAGTTCTGCTACATAGCAATTAAAGAAGAACCATTTAGCAAAGAAGAACAAGACGTAATAGAAAACCTAAAGGCTGACCCAGACACATTTAAGACACCAAGCCAAAGGCTACGAGGCATCTTATACAAGACATACGAACAAGACAACGAAGGATATAAAGATTTTAACACATACTACTTATCCGTTATGGATAGGATATGTCAGCACTATAAAACAAAAATAGATGGGTAGGTTTAAACTTATAGAAACACCAGAGAAGATGCTTGAATACTTTAACGAGTATAAGCAATATGC